GAGGTGGCATGGCTTCCAGACGCGCCGGTAGCGGGTCAGCCAGTCGGCGGTCAGCGCCGAGTGATGCTGTTGATGGAGGATGAGGAGGTAAACGATTTTGGGTCGAGGCCCGAGCCTTCGGCCCAGCCTTTGACGATGGCGCTGATCCAGCCGAGCGGGTTGCCGGCCTTCCGCAGCTTGTTCCACAGGGTCGGCTGCATTTCCTGCAGGTAGGCGAGGAACACGGCGGTGGCGTGGAACGTCTCCTCCTCGGAGAGGACGACCTTGCTTTTGACGATGAGCACGACGTTGACCAGTTCGATGGGCAGGTCGGCGGAGTTGAGGTTGGGGAGTGTGACTTCGGTGTCGAGTCCCTTGAGGCTGAGGCATACGTCGGGCTGCTGTTCGGCGTCGGTGTTGATGTCGGGTTCGATTTCGATGGTCTTGTTTTCTGCGCTCATGGCGGTCTCCTGAAAAAAGTGTGTGCGGCGGTCTGGTGGGTGGGGTTCCCCGTCCGCAGGGACCGCCATCGGTGCGGGCGGGGAAGAATGTCAGGGTCAGGCGGTGACGGTGACGGGCACGGTCACGTTCTTGCCGCCGGCGGTGGCGGTGATGGTGACGGGTTTGCCGGTTTCGGTGGCGGCCTTGCCGGTCACGGTGACGGTGTTGCCGTTGACGGTGACGGTGGCCTTCGCGGTGTCGCCGCTTGTGGCGGTGATGGTCCAGCCCTTGGCGTTCGCCGGGGAGACGGTCACGTTGAACGTCGCGGTGCGGCCGGCGGCGACGGTCAGCGTGTTCGGGGTGGCGGCCAGCGAGTCGACCTTGGTGGCCAGTCCGGCCTTCTCGGCCGCGAGCAGACCATAGACGTGGAACATGTAGCCGTCCGAGGCCTTGAACATCTTGAACGTGACGTTGAAGATCACGACCTCCGTGGATACGAGGGTCATGTCGTCGCGGTCGGAGACCTTGCATTTGCCGATGGGCAGCACGATGGGGTTGCCGTACTGGTCGAGGCATGCGAGCACGGCCATGTATTCGATGTTCGTGGCCGCGTCCCTGACATGGAAGTTGCCGTCGGTGTCGGCCTTGACGCCGAAGTAGGCTTCGGCGATGTCCTGACGGCATTCGATGCCGGGTATCTGCAGGGTCCAGTAGCCGGGCTCCTGTTCGGAGACCACGATGTCGCCGTTGTGGCCCTTGATCTCGGTCTCGTCGCCCGGCTCGGGGTGCAGTACCGCGCCGTCCTCGCTGTTGTAGCCGACAGGCTTCTTGCCCTCCGGCGGCGTCCATTTCTCGGAGTCCGGCATCTCGGGGATGTTTGGATCGTCGAGCTTCCACAGGAAGAGCGCGTAGTCCTTGATGAGTTTGACCAGGTCGGCGCGGTTGCCGCTGGTGATGTACGAAGTGTCTGTGGCCATTTGCCATACGCCTTTCGATGATTATGCTTGGTTGGTTTCGACGGTGAGCAGGAGCGTGAGGTACGCCATGAGGCAGCCGTTCTCGTCGCTCATGCGGATCGGCCCCGACTCGTGGTCGATGGTGACGACCGGCCTTGGCGGATACAGGCCGGTCAGGTACAGTTCGATGTCGGCGGCGAGGTTCTGCGCGGCGTCGATGTCGCCGGTCCCGTCGTCGCGGCGCACCCACACGGAGATGCGCAAACGCGCCTGCTGGCTGACGGGGGTGGCCTTCTGGCCCGGCACGGCGACCAGCACGCATTCCCTGGACGGATTGCCCCGGTTGCGGACGGTGCCGAACTCAACGTCATGGAACCGGTCGCGCAGACGTTCGAGCAGCACGGGTTCCACGCGCCGGGGACGGACGGGTGGCCGGATGACGCTCATACGACCACCATGCCCAGCATCTGGCTCAGCACTCCGTGGGCCTGTTCGAACGCGGCCGGAGCGGTGGCGACCACGTTGGTGCGGTCAGTGTCCTCGTTGCGGTACACCTTGATCGCCGGATCCACCGCCGCCATGCCCTCCACCTGCTCCTGCACGTCATCCATGACCGGCTTGACGGCCTTGTGCAGCGCCTCCGTGCCGAAAGCCTTCCGGTTCAATACGACCCTGACTTTCTTGGCCATGATTCATCCTTCCCTGACGAACGCGTTGACCACGTCGCCGATATGACGCCCGTGCCTCCACCATTCGAGCGGCGGCCCGTCAACCATCAACGGCTTGCCGCGCACCACGAGGCAATCCGTATCAAGGATGCCCGTGGGCTCGGGACCACGGAAGTACAGGGTGTAGCGGCGGGCCACGCCCTGCGAGTCCGCGCCCGGGGACTGCGAAGTCTCCACCGGCTCCGCGAAACCCATCAGCGAGGCCACATGCCGCATCTCTCCCTGCACCGGGTTCCCATCTGCATCCACCTCGGCCGCGCCCCGGTACACGTCAACACGCTCCATGATGCGATCCTTCCGCCATGTCTATCGACCACATGCGTTGGCCGGACAATCCGAGGTTGCGCAGCATGTCGTCCGTGAACCTCAGATACCCGTCGGGGCTCAGCCACGAGTAGGTGCTGGAGAACGGGCCGGTCGTCTCCGTGGATTGGGTGACGCCGGTCTGTCCACCGGACACCTGCGCCTCCATGGCCGTGCGCACCATCTGGCAGCACACGAGCTCGAGCCCGCGCTCATGCGCGAGCCACCACGCCGGGTCATGTGTCTCGGGGTAGGGGCGGACGCGGTTGCGGATGATCTCGCTCGCGTCCGCGAGCAGGATGTCCGCCTGCGCCCGCTCCTCCGGAAGCAGCTTGTGCCACCGGTCTTCCAGGTTGGAATGCGTGGCGAACGAAACGGACGGGTCCATATGGTCCTCCTTTATCCGATTCTGGTGAGCACGGGCGTGATGTCCCCGTCGACGGTGGTCACGCTTTTGGGCGCATGAGACCCGCCGTGACGAGAGCGTCGCGCAAGGCCACGTATTCGGCCTTCGTCGGCGTATCGCCGGCCGGGTCGGCCACATACGCGGCCTTCGGGACGGTCGGGATCACGCCCGCGGCGAGTTTGTCCGCGGTGATGCCTCCCGCCAGCATCGCGTTCGTCACACTGCCGTCCGCAGGCGTTGATGAGCCGCCAGCGAACGGGGTGCCATCCGGGTTCCACAGGCGCGCCGGCACGTCCATGGCGGCCGGCTTGTGCTTCTTCCTGTTCGTCTTCTGGACGATGAAGTCCTGGGTGAACGCGCCCATCAGTCACCTTCTTCCGTGGAGGTCTTGAGCACGGCGAACGCCTTGGAATCGACGACCGCGTAGGAGAACATGGCCTCGGTGCGGTAGGCGATCTGGTTGTGGGCCTTGAGGTCCACGCCGGTCTGGTCGGGGTCGCCGTAGGGGATGATCTCGGACGTGATGTCTCGCACCATGCCCCATTTGATGAGGCTGAAATCGCCCATGATGGCGAGCACGTTGGTGGGTGTCTTGGCCTTGGCCCCGTTGACGGTGGCGCTGGTGGCGGCCTTGATGCCGTCGAGGGTGCCGACCTGCAGGTTGAGCGGGATCTCCGGGTAGTAGCGCATGCCGGTGGCGGGCACGCGGATCTTGCGCAGGCGGGAGGCCCACGTGCGGCTGATGGCGATGCCGTTGATGTCGTAGGTCTCGTTGAGCTGGTCGGCCAGGTTGTCGACGTTGGTGATGTCGTCGTCTCCGGCGGTGACCTGCATGGCGCGGGCCGTGAGCGCGTCGAATCCGGTGAGGGGTCCGCCGGTCTTGGGGTTGACGGCGTGGTAGACGACGTAGTCGAGGGCGCGTCCGATGGCCTCGGCCTGGTCGGCCTGGATGGACTGGATGATCTGGAAGCGGTTGTCCTCGTCGGCCCATTTGAGTTCGCTGGTGACTCGGGTTGTGGTCTGCACCTTGAACGTCTTGCCGCTCACGTAGTTCAGGTCCTGTTCGTAGGAGCTCTTGGTCTGGCCTTCGGCGGTCACGTCGGCCTCGGCGGCGCCGTTGAAGATCATGTACTCCTTGTCGGTGAAGATCTGCGGGCTGCTCGGGGACAGCGCGGCGATGGTCGATGTCTCCTTGACCTTGTTGACGACGGCCGTGGCGACGGTCTTGGGCAGGTGGAGTTTACTGGTGTCCATTGCCATGATGTTGTGTTCCTTTCAGATGGTTTGTCGATGTTCAGAGGTTGGAGAACAGGTCGTTGGCCCATGCGCGTTCGTCGGCGCCGGCGGCCTTGCCGTCGGGGGTCTTGCCCTGGTTGGGCATGCCCTTGGGCTTGGGGTGCGCGTACTGGTCGATGGCCTTCGCGTTCGCGCTCATGGCCTCGAGCGTGTCGCCGTGCAGCAGCGAGGCGGGCACGCCGGTCTCCTTGGAGACCTGCGCCTTCCACTCGTTCTGCTGTCGTTCCGCCTCGTAGGCGGCGTTCTGCGCTTCGAGCTCCTTGATGCGTTTGGCGGTCTTCTCGGCTTCGGACAGCTGCGAGTCCTTGAACTGTTGCAGTTCCTCGGCGGCCTTGCTGTTGTCCTTGGCGCGCTGCTCCCACTTGCGCGAGTGGGCGCGCTGCTCCTCGAACTTCGCCTTCCAGTCGATGTCCTCGCCGGTGTCGGCCGGGTCTCCCGTTGCGGGGTCGCCGGAACCGCCTTCGCCTGCGCCGGAATCGATGAGACGAAGGTTGTTGCGGAATCGGCGCCAGTGCGGCATGTCGTGCATGATGGTTCTCCTTTGTGGTTGATGGGGCCCGTTCCGGGCGTAAAAACCACCCGTGCGGGCGGCGTGGAGTGGCGGGTGCAGGATTCGAACCTGCGTGGCGTGATGCAGCCGATTTACAGTCGGCCCCGATCGGCCTCTCCGGCAACCCGCCGTATGGTAGAATCGAGGTAACGGGGATCCCACGTAACCGGCTCTTGAGACCGGCACATAATCCGGGGGGTTATCCCCGTTCTTCTATTTCAATACGATTTGGTGGAATCCTTCCGAGTCGAACACCCACAGCTCTTTGATGTGGGATTCATGACGGGCGTTGTACAGCGACAGTTGGTTGACGAACTTGTCGGGCAGTTTCGTGCTTCCGAAGTCCAGTACGAACACGTCCTTGACAACGCCCTGTTCGACGCCGCCGACGACGGCGTCGTTGATGCGTTGGGCCACGTTCCTGTATTTCAGGCTTGCTGGTGATTTCAGTTCGGCGTCGCATTCGTGGCTCAGCCAGTGGAAGTCGTTGCTGGGCTTGCCGTCATGGCTTTTCGGTATCCACTCGTATTCCTCTCCCAAGCGCCTGAACTTCTCAAGGAACACGATTTCGTGCCGTTCGAGGATTTCCCTGCTCGGGTCGACGCCGACGGCGAGCTGGCGCCGGTACCAGGATTCCGCAGTGCCTTTTGGCTCTCCCTTCATTGACAGGAGTCTGACGGACTGCTCCCACGGCATGGTCGGCGTCGGGTAGACGCCGTCCGTGAACGCCATGGGATTGTCCCGGCGCATGCGCTTGAGCTTCTCCCGGTAGTCGCCGCCTTCCTTGCTGGCTTCCTGCCACATGGCGGTGAGCCGTTCGGGGTTGTATCCGGCGAGTGTCTGGCGTCCCCAGCTGGGGACGATCTGGCAGTCGCAGTCCCGGTGGTATTGCATCTCCAGGCCTGCCGAGTCTTCGCTCAGGTAGGTGAAGCCCCGTGAGGCGAGCATGGTGCAGAATGCGCATGTCCTTGCTCCGCGCGGCACTCTTGCCCATCGTGGTTTCGACGGGTCGATGCGCATGTTGCGTTGGGTGGTCAGGCGTGCGGCGGCGTTGATCATGTCGGCGACGAATTGCATCGCGTCATCCGGGTTGCCCAGATCGGGCCACAGGTCGTCGATCGTGGCTCCCGCGCGCGACTGCCCGTTCTTGACCTGCGTGTAGGTCAGGCCGGCGTAGTCGGTGCCGTTGAAGCCGCCCTGCACCTGCCAGAGGGCGCGGTCGGGGTCGATGAGCTGTGTGTGGTCGAAGTCCTCAAGCTCTATGCCCGCGTATTCGCCCCACAGGCCGCGCACGGTGTCGTAGTATTCGTTCGCCAGCTGGGAGGCGTCTCGGGAGAAGTCGCGGATCGCGTCCTTGACGTTCAAAGGGTCGCGGTCGACCATGTTCTCGATGACGTCGGCCGCGCCCTCCCTGAGGTTGTCAAGGTCGGTCTGGTAGTCCCTGTACGCCTTGTCCAGCAGCGGCTGCAGTTCCGACGGGGCTTTCGGATTCGCTGCCATCAGCCGCCTCCGTGTCCTGCGGGTTCATCCGCTGCTGTTTGAGCTGGTCGATGTTCCGTTGGGCCTTCATCCGCTGCTGGTAGGCGCGGAACGATTGGAGCTCGCCGGCCGTGAGTCCGAGCTTGGCCAGTCCCACGTCGGAATCCGCCCAGTCGCCGTTCACGCCGGCGACCTTGGTGTAGTAGTCGGCTCTTGCCGCGTCGCTCACCTCGCGGGTCGGCGCCCACAGGGGGCGGATGCCGGTCAGGTCTGGCGGCTGCGGGCTGTTGTCGCGCAGTTGCACGGCCATGCCCATGGCGTTGAGGAGCTGGCGGGAGAACATGCGGTTCTGCCGGTTCGCGGTGCGCGTCAGCTGGTTCTCGGCGGCGGCGAGCGCTTCGGCGCTGGTGGGGTTGGCCAGTCGTATGCCGAGTTGTTCGGGTGGGATGTCGGTTTCGGCCGAGGCGAGCATGGCGATGGTTTCGAGCATGTCGCCGTGGGGTTGCATCGATGCCTGGGAGACCTGCTTGAGTTCGGGGATGTCGCCGTTGATGTCGCGGCTGACCGCGTTGATGCTGCTGACGAGCGCGTTCCACGTGTCCTGTTGGAAGGATTCGCGGCTCAGGCCGAGGAACCATATTTTGGGGACCGAGTAGAATTCGGCGGACGCTTCCATGCGGACCATGGTGCGCATGGCCATGTCGGTCAGGTTCATGAGGGCGCGGTTGATGCGGGAGCGGCCGAAGGGGCGGTCCATCTGCTTGTCGTAGACGATGGGCACCACGGCGACGCGGTCGAGCCGGTTGTATTGGGGTTCCGCTTCCCACCCGTATCCGGTTTTCATGCAGGCGTAGTTGCGGCCGGGCAGCCATGCGTTGAATGCGGTGATGTTGCCCCATTTGTCGCTGTCGGTGATGGTCAGCGCGGCTTTGATGCGGCGGCGTTCGTTGTCCCACAGGGCCGCCGACCAGTCGGCCGAGCGCGGGGTGATGAGGATGCGCTCGTTGTCGTCCGGGTCGTAGTCGATGGTCAGGAAGCTGCAGGAGTGCTTGTAGCAGCTGATGACGGCCTCGCTCATGTCGGTTTCGAGCTCGTTCATGCGCATGATCTCGTCGATGCCGTGGTTGTCGGCCCCGGCGGCGGTCTCGAATCCCTCGAACACGCTCTTGTCGGCGAGCGCGCGCACGCTTTTCTGTGGCCAGCCGACCACGACGCCGGCTTTCTGGGCGACGATGTTCGGGATGCTGATGCCCAGGTTGTTGAACCGTTGTTTGGCGTCGTAGAACGCGGAGCGCAGCAGGTTGCGCGGGTATTTGGCGCGCCAGAGCTCCAGTAGGCGGATGATGTCCGTCATGTCGTCGTCGGGCACGTTGGCGATGTGCGTCACGGACGAGGAGCCGGTGGACAGGTAGGGGTTGCCGAAGCTGATGGATTGTTCGCTCATCCGATCATGACCTCCTGTACTCGGTCCGGGTCTCGTTTGGTTATGGTCGTGCCGTAGAGGGCGAGCGTGCATGCCACGAGCGGGCTTATGTCGATGTCGCTGCCCATCGGGTTCCATCCGACGGCGCCGGATTTGCCGATGCTGCGTGTGGTGGCGTTGGCCACGGCCGTGGCGAGCGCCGGTGCTTTGTCGTCCGGCAGGTGGGTGAGTTTGCCGTCTCTGAGCATGTCGAGGAATTTGCCGCAGGCGCGGCCCATGTCGCTGTAGTTGGTGACGATGACTTTCACGTGCCGGGCTTTGAGGTCGGCCAGCAGGCTCATGGCGGGTGATTGCGAGTCGATGGCCACGCTCGCGGTGCGCGGCCAGTGGTCGGCGATGTAGTCGACCGCCCATTGGGTGCCTTTGGATTGGGTGGCCTCGAAGCGGCGCAGTTCGATGTGCGCGGTGCCGTCCCTGTGGTTGACGGCTCCGCCGATGGCCAACGAGCTGCGGTCGGGTTTCATGTCGAGCGCGTAGCCGATCAGTCCTTTGATGTTGGGTGTGCCGGTGGCGGCTTTGGCCCATTGCTGGGGGTTGATGGCCTGGCTGGTGGTGGTCTCGTCCCAGATGCCCAGTGCCTCGCGGCGGAAGCTGTCCTTGCCGAGCTGGCGTTGCATGCGCAGCATGCTGGTTTCGCTGGTGCGGCGCGGGAAGCTCGGGTTGGCTTTCCTCCATTGGGCGCGGTCGTCGCTGTCGGCGTCGCGGTCGGCGGAGAATTCCACGTAGAGCATGTCGTCCTCGCCGGCGAGCGCCTGGCGGCGGCGTTCCGTGAACGCTTCGCCGGGGTCGGCGGGGCGCGGTGGGGTGCCGATGTAGAGGACGAGCGCGTTGGGGCTGGTGTTGGTGGCGGGCACCATGTCGCTGATGGCCTGTTCGGTCAGGATCTGTGCTTCGTCGAACACGATGATGTCTACGGCGTCGTTGCCTCGGGCGAAGCCCTGGGCTCGTGCGCCGAACAGTATCTTGCTGCCGTTGGCGAAGGTGATTTCCTGCATGCCGTTGCCGCCGCGCACGCCGTCGGTGCGGCCGGAGTGGTCGAGGTATCCGATGAGCGCGGGGTTGCGTACCAGAGTGCGCACGTGGTCGAACGTGTTGCTGTTGGTGCGGTTGTGGTGCGCGGTCCAGATGACGGTCAGGTTCGGGATGAGCGTGCACAGGATGACCACGAGGCTGGAGACGGTGAAGGTCTTGCCGGTCTGGCGGCAGATGCTCAACACCACGCCGCCGACGGACGCGGCGAACGTGCCGTCGGTCCTTCGGCCGAGGATGAGCGTCAGCAGTCCCTGCTGCCAGCGGTCGTAGCGGATGCCGCATGCTTTGGCGCGCTTGTTGACCTTGGGGAACATGCTGGTGACGATGCCGGAGGGCATGACGATGTGGCGTGCGACCTCAGATAGCTTCGGGTCGGAATTCTCCGTCATCGTCGTCCTCCGGATCTTCTTGCGTCGTCATGCCTTGTGCGGGGTTGCCTTCGAGCCGTTCGATTTCGCGGGTCAGGGCGAGCAGCTGTTTGCTGATGCCGGTCAGGCTGCCCGGCGGGGTGCCGGCGCTGAACATGGCTTCCTTGAGCCGGGCCTGCGTGCGTTTGAGCACGCTCACGTAGTCCTCGGGCCCGTCGTTCATCATCGCCTCGAAATCGGCGGCGGTGAGGGTGTCCATCGCCTCGGGCTCATGTTCCACGTCCCCGGCCGGGGCGGGAGGGGTGGTGACGCGGCTCATGCGCTTGGCCCTGCGGTAGGCGCGCTGCTTGCATTTGGCCGAACAGTACTTCGCTTTCTTGCCACGGCCGGACGGGGTGAACGGCTGGCCGCATTCCTCGCAGATCACCGCGCTCACCTCCAAAAAAACGTAACGGGATAACGTAACGGCCGTCCAAGGCGTTACGTTTTGACATGCCGGGGAGATATCGGCCCTGCGCCCGAGGGGGCTTCGACCGGGCCGGGCGGGGTCTCCTCCCCACGTTCACCACTCGCCGCTTGTCACCAATGGCATCGAGGTGGCCTTCAGGTCGGCCGGGTGCCCCTGTTGAAGAATCTGTTTGATGCGTTCGCGCGCCCATTCGACGCTGTGGTTGGAGCGGACGCGGTTGCACCAGCGGTGCGCGAGCCGGCAGTTGCTGAACAGGTATGGCGAGCCGCCCTTGCTGACGGGTATGATCTCGTCCACCTCGGGCGAGCCCGGCAATCCCGGCGGCAATGATT